GCTCGTCCGAGATCGGCTGAGCATGCGCGCCCGCCGTCCTCCGTCGAGCTGCCCGTCTTCCATACCCGGCACAACTGCGTCCACGCAACCCTGGTTGGATTTGGATAGCGCAGGCAGGTTAAGGAGCCACCAGTCTTTTCCTTCGTGAACCTACAGTTCAAACAGGCTTCTGTGTTGCGTTCCATTAGTCACTCGCTTTCGGATAGCTGGTCTGGATCGCGACTTCCAGCGGCGTCATGCCGATTTCGTTCATGTAGACGGCGAGGATCGCGCTTTCCTCTTTCCGCTTGGTTTCATCCATCTTCCGCATGGCGATGATCTTGCGAATGATCTTCACATCATATCCGCCGCTTTTTGCCTCTAGGTAAATGTCTTTGACGTCCTGCTTTAATAGGCTGATTTCGTCTTCCTGCTTTTCGATGCGCTCGACTATGCGTGCCAGTTGGTTGTTCTTGAGATCAGACATTTCATTCCCCTATCTGCTCCAATTCCCGCAGCACCAGCGCCGCATAGCCCATGATGTCCAGCCAGTGATCAGGTTCATATGCGTTTCCGCTTAGGATGCGAGCGATCTTTTGCTCGATCATCTCCAACGCCTCTCGCATGTGATCTGGCATATCCTCCCAGTTAGGACTCGTCCGTATATGGCTTTTCAACCTCTGTGATATCGCAGACTGTACTGAGTACGATCCGTGCGTCTTTTCTCGGCTCTGCAAGGTAGCCTCTATAATCTGGTCCATTCCGTTCCTTCCATTTTCTGACCCCGTGTATGACTGTGGTGTGGTCTCTTCCACATATCCTTCCGGTCTCCGCATATCCGTATCCATTTGAGATAAGAGCGAAGAAAACCTCTGACCTTGCTCTGACGATTGGTCCATGTCTGTTCTGCCCCCTGATGATTTCCCATGTAACGTCTCTATTGCGAAGGATCGGTAGAACGATTGCCCTGATCCTATCGCGCTTCAGACCCCTTGTTATCAGCATGTCGTCCTTGCTGAACTTTCCATCAAACTCCTCTTCCTTTTGCTCCGGCTCTGGTTCTGGCTCCGGTTCAGGAGGCATTACGATCATTGGAAGAGGCATTGGCTTCTGTGCTGGTTTCGGCTTCGGACCATCAAGCTTTGCCCGTATCGCCTTGTAGTGAGCCTGCCAGTCCGTTACCGGAAACTCTCCACTAGGTATCGCCGTGCCTCGCGTAGTGTTTTTGTGTGCTTCAAATCCCCGTTCCAACTTAGCGCCCTCCATACTTTCTTGACCTTGCTTTCCTGTATCCACCCTATTTCCCTGTCAAAGTATTTGACCGCGTAGATGCCGTCAAAGCCCTTCTGCAATCTGATCGGCGGCATCTCAGCCCCCCATCATGATGCAGGCTGTGAAGATCACGCCGATGGTTGAGAGAGCGGCGAAGATGTTTGCGATTTCGTAGATTACCGTTTTCATCGTTTTGACCCCGTGTTTGCGTCACCAGTTGAATGTATCCTGAAGAAGTTTCCAAATGCTTAATCCCAGGAACAGGATTGCGCCGTTGCAGCCGATCACGATCACCAGCGTGAACATGGTTGAGATGACGTTAAGAAGCAGAAGTTGGTAGTCAGTCATTGCCTTGCCTCCTGTGCATCAGCGACACAAACCAAGTGAGCATCTGACGCACCAAGGTATCCAAGCTTTTGCAACGCCTCGCGCTGTCCAACCATCTTGCCAGTCACCAGGTTGCAAATTGGGCAACGCTTCTGCGCCATTGGCTTGTTAAACCTGAGTTTCAGCGTTGGTTTGTATAGGCTAGAGACTTTCATTTTTGCCCCCCAAAGCAGCCATGAGCATTTCGCGGCATTCAGCCTGCATGTGATATTCATCAGTCTTCCTGATAGCCCGTTCCAGATCGAATACCCTTTGCTCCAGTCGATCACAGAGCCCCTCCACCATCAGGTATTTCTTGTGCCAGCTTTCTTCCTGCGCCGCCCAATATTCCACCTGCTTCATTCTGGACATTGCAGGTTCTCCATCAGCTCCTTGATGCGCTTGATGTGGACCATCAGTTCCGCATAATGCCGCTCTTGGGCGGCTTGATCCGTTGCGTAGTACACCAGCAAAGCGCAGTCGGCGATGTCGCGGGCGACGCCTTGCAGCTTGATGTACTCGACGGGAAATTCGCTTTTCATCGTTTGACCCCCGTTGCAGGGCGGTGCAAATCACCAGCCCATGTAAAATAGAATATTAGGCAGAAAATATTTTGTCCATAGAAAAAACGGCGGTGACGGATATTTTTTCCGCAACCGCCGTTTCTGGTTAAAAATCAGTTACTTATTGACCAGACCCAAGTGATCCGCCCAGCAATCCCGGAACGATCTGTTCACGCATTGAAGGGGTTGCGTACTGACCGCGCTTTGCCATCTGATCGCGGATCGAGTTCAATGCTTTCAGCAGTTCTGGCGCAGACTTGGCGAACAGCAGTTTGGAGAGTTCGGCATTGGTCTGCTCAACGCGAGCCTGCGTGCCACCCTTGCTGATGCGCTCGCCAAGGCCGCTCGCCATCCTCGACAACATTCCAGGTGCATTGCCCGCAGCAAGATCGCGAGCAAATCCGGCAACGGGTGACAACGTATCAAGATAGGACTGCTGCTCAAACTGAAGCGGTGCGGTCTGCGATCCACCAGTTAGAGCGTTCTTTGTCTTTGCCATTCTGGATTCACGTTCAATATTCGTGAACAGGCGATCGGTTATTGACTGGGCAACTGCGGGATCATCCGTCACGCCACGAATAGCTGCCTCCATCCGTGACTTTGCTTGGCCTGAACGGAACGCGGAGGTTACATCACGATCAACAGCCTTGCCCATCATCGTATTCTGAAACGCGTCAAAGACGCCGACAAGGTAGGCATCTTTATCTGCCTGTGTCATGTCCTTCAGTCTGCGTTCCGTCAATTCAGCACGCTGTTTGAAGATGTTTTGACCTTCAGCCATTGCGCGCTCAGCAGCCTTGGTATCCGCCCAAATCTCGCGAGCCTTTTTATAGTCCTGGTTCTTTTCCGCAATCCCAATGATGTTGTTGCGGAGGTCTTCGTAAACCCTAGCTTGGTTATTCTTTCCAAGGCGATACAGCGAAGACACCTGATCGTCCAAGGCCTTTTGAATGGAGTCAATTTCGGCATATGTGTAATCGCGAGCAATCGCCTTTTCGCCCTTGTCAGTCATGCTAACAATCGGTGCTGGCGATGTTCCCTTGATCTGCGCAACTGCCTCCAACTCATTGAACACGTTTGATGGAACCTTCTTCAACAAGTCATCCATCTGCGCCGATGCCGCTGACAGAGGATCAACCTTTGCATAAAGCGGTTTTGCCTGAGCCATGCGAGTTGCAGCTAGATCGTCAAGAGCGGTGAAGATGTTCTTTTTCTGACCACCAAGAGCCGCTTCAATGTCAGCGCCAAGACGTTCTTGCTGTCCTAACGTGCGTTGCTCCAGGAACTCTCCAATTTGACCGCGAGTTGCACCGGGTGACTGAGCCAGCAACTTGGTCTGAGACATGATGTTGCCGCCACGAGGCATAACCTCTGCCGGGATTTCCGGCTTAACACCGGCAGTCTGGCGAGCAAGATAAGCCTGCATTAGCTGATCTGGAGTCATCTGATCCTTAGCAAGCAATGCTGTTGCACGTTCTGCCGCAAGCATCTCTGGAGCCGCCGTTGCCGCACGATATGCTCCAGTTGCGGCAGGAACAGCGCCGCCCAAAGCACCGCCAAACATGCCACCCATCATGGCTCCTTCAGCAGCCTTGTCGAGTCGCGCACCAGCGCCTCCCTCGCCCTTCAGGAACCCTTCTACACCGCCAGCACCAGCACCAACCATAGCGCCAGTTCCAGCACCTCTAGCAATCTGCGCCGCCAGTCCAGCCGTTCTTGCAGCCGCAGCAGGAGCCGCCGCGCCACCAGTCATCAGCATTGCTGCCGGTATCTGAGCCAACGCACCGCCAAGTTCGCCAACTGCCATCATTTTTGGGCGCTCAACTTTAGCGATCGCAATCTCGCTCCGAACCTTTGCCAGTTCATTCTCATATGGCGTTCCAGAGATAAGCGATCGTGCATAGGCTTCCGCCTCGTCGCCACCACCCATCGCCAGACCTTGCCCAATCGCACTGCGACCAACAACATCTCGCAAGAAACTGCTCGATGGCGCAGCACCAAACTTCGACCGCATCTGCGCAATGCGCAGCATCTCGGCCTGTGCTGCATCGGCCTCGCTAAGTCCACCAGCCGCTTCAGGCTGACCCTGCGTCCTGTAAGCCTTCAGACGCTCAAGAATGTTGTCGTCAGCCATAGATCACCTCAGTATCCAACAGGGGGAAGCTGGTCTTCACGCAGAAAGCCGCGAGGATAGTTTTGCATTGCGCCACGCAAAGGATTGCGTCCAAGACCATAGCCCTGTTGCGGCTGCTCAGTTGTAGTTACAGGAGGTGGAACTATCGCAGCCTTCATCAGCATATCGAGACGAGCCTTTGCGGCATCTCTGGCAGGCTTGCTCATCTTAGACTGATCGAGATTTCCAAGGTCTTCAAGCCCCAGCGTCAAAACATCGTTTGCGCTAATCTTGCGCGAAATATCAGCCAGATCGCGTTCGCGTTTAACGCCAGCCATGATCTGCGGGTCGCGAACATCAGGAACCGACCTGTCTGGATCAAGATTATAGGCCGTGGCGTTTTTCCGCGTTTGTTCAAATGATCTTTCGTAGGAACTATATTCCTGATCGAATTTAGCCTTTGCTGCGGCGTAGAGATTGATTCGCTGCTGCGGCGTCAACTGCTCGCCATTGATAAGGCGGTTTGCAGCCTGTTCACCAAGTCGACTTACAACGCCTGTCGCACTAGAAATCTGACCAGTCTCGTTTGTCGAAACAACAGACGTTGGGTCAAATATTTTGTAGTACGAAAGAACAAGAGCGTGATCGGCAACGCCGTTCTTCAAGTCAGCTAAAGACGGGAGTGCGGCATATGACTTCTGTATCGCGTCAAACCGTTCAGCCTTCGGGTTGAAGTCGTTGCGGATCTTTGTCTCATTGGTCAACTGCTGCTGCTGCGCATCTTCATTCAGCTTCTGGAGATCAGCATCAGCCGCAACAAAGTCTCCACCCTTGCCCTGTATGACTGACCTCACACGCTGTGGCGTCAGGCTTGGATAGTTGGTCTTCACATATAGATCGAACTTGGATGACTCCTGAGCGGCCATCGACGGAGGCGCAGCAACAGCCTCCCCAGCCGGCGCAGGCATCCCAGCAACGGGCGCCTGAACCGCAGCACCAGCAGTCGGTTCTTGGCGCGGCGCAGGCATTGTCGGTGCTGCCTGAGCAGACATAGTAGGTGCTTCAGGCGCGGCAGTTGGTGCACCTCCAACAGGCGGCAACACCCGCATCATCTGCTGCAACCTAACAAGCTGCCCACGCATAGCTGCGGCCTGATCCGAAAGTCCCATCGTCTCAGCTTGAGCGATATTGCGCTGAAGTGTGGTTTCCTGATTTTGCAACGCAAGCATATTTGTAGCCTGCGCAATGTTCTGCTGAGCAAGCCCAGCCTTTGCCGCAGCCAACTGAACCGGAAAGAGTTCATTCTGCCGCTGCGCCGCCTGACGCTGCTGCTGAAGCATCGCATTTCGAGCGATCGACTGCTCGATGTTGGTTCCAATGTTGCCCAACTGCGCCAGCTTCTCAGCCCTCTGCGCACCCGTCTGACGCTGCCCAGCAGCCAGCAAGGTAGAGCCAAGCTGCCCAAGCATCGACAATCCAAGACGGCGTTGGTCTTCGGGAGATAGCATCGCAAGCATGTCCTGCTGCTGCCCGGTAGTCGGCGCAGCGCCGCCACCTAGCAACCCGCTCAAGCCAGACCAAACATCGCTGCCAAACTTACTAGCAGACCCAAGCAGCCCGCCGCCGATCTCATCATCAGCCATTGGTCATTCTCCGGTAGAAGTGGTTCGATCAAGGCTCAACGGAGCAGGCGTCGTCACACGCAGCCAGCTAGGAACCGTTGCTCCAGCAATGTTGTATCGACCCAACGTCTGCGCAATCTGCGGATAGATTGAAGGTATCGCCGCAGGATCAAAAACAGGAAGCATGTTGGGCAGGTTCGCCTGATACTGCATCGACCGCAAGAAAGCATCTTGGATTGAAGGCGCGTACATAGCAGCCGTATAGCCAGGGCCGGGACCGACTACATTTTCGCCCACAACAGATGCACCAAATGGAACCTCGCGGATTCCGGCTTGAAATCCAGAAAACCCGCCAGGCATAGCAGTGATGCCACCAGGAGTGCCACCAGTAGGACCGCCAGTCGTGCCACCAGTCATGCCACCAGTCATGCCACCAGTCATGCCACCAGTCGTGCCGGTTGTCGGAAGGTTGCTAATGCTCTTTGACTCTCCAGACTTGATAAGCGCCGCCCGCTTTGCAACCTGCACGGGGTCGTTCATTGCATCCCTAAACTTCTGCGCCATCGTTGCTAGGTCCATACCTTCAGCAGCCCTAGCCAGCCAGTAATTCATCCCCTCTGTCTCAGGAGTTGCGCCAACGATGTTTTTATAGAGGTTCGTGATGTCAGCGGCAGAGACAGTTGGTTTAGCCGCCGTCGTCCCCAGAAGGCCTCCGGTTGTGGTAGTTGCCGGAGTTGCTGTTGTTTTTGCAGGCGTTGTATCGCTTCCAAGCAAGCCAGTGGTTGCAGCCCATGTCGTCGGGTTTGTCACCGTGCTGGCGCCGGAACTCACAATCTCAGCAGCCTTCGCAACCTGTGCTGCATCGTTTCGTGCGTTGACGAAATCAAGAGCCATCTGACTTGCTGGCTTGTTTTGAGCAACCCACCAAGCCACCTCATCCGGCGTTCCGGTTCGGCCAATGATTGAATTGTAGAGGCCTTGAACTTCTTCTGCTGTCGCCATGATCTTTACCCCATGTATCCGAATAAGCCTGCAAACAGATCGTCTTTCACTTTTGGACGATGCGATACACCAGCCAGCATCGGAGGCGGTCCCTTCGGCGCTCCAGCAGCCATCAAGGCATTACCCAGCGACGACAACCCTGCCAGTTCCTTCGCCGTTGCTGGCGTGATCCCAGCAGGCTCTAGCCGCGCATCGCCGCCTTGCACTGGAGCCAGTATATCAGGCATCCGCTGTCCTGGCATCGGGGTTGCCGGTGGTGGCTGCGGTGATCCGGCGCCCAGAAGACCGGTGATCGGACTGGCAAGGAAACTCAAGCCGCCGTTGAGGTATTTCTGATCGAGATCGCCAAGGGCGCCGATAGGAGACTGCCAAGGAGGCGTTGCGCCAGCGGGTGCCGCAGCGGTGGGCGCAGCAGCCTGCCCACCTCCCTCGAACTTCGACATGATCTTGTTGGCGAACTCATAGCCAGTCATATCTTGGTTGCCGGCGTTCCAAGTAACCGCGTTTTTGCCGACAAGATCGGTTGCTTTCTTATCGACGCCAGTAAGCAGCTTGCTTGCACCACCAGCGCCCTGTTGGTGCGCAAGATAGAGTTGCGCCGCCGTAGGCTCTTCAATTCCAGACTTCTGCAAAGCAGCGCGATTATCCGCAGCTAGCCTAGCAGCAGCATCAGCCGACTGCGCAAGATCATACGGGTCTTTCAGCCCATACTGTTTGGCCGTGCTGGGAATGAACTGGAAGCCACCAGCAGCCTTGGAAAGCGGGTTGTAGAGGTTTGCGCCACTGCCGCTTTCGATCTGATAGGTTCTCGCTAGAAAGCCAGCAGGCAATCTGTACTTTTGCTCAAGCTCAAGAAACAAATCATTTGCCATATCGCACCCTTTGACTTTCAATCGCATCGTCAATGATCGCCAGTCGGCGGAGCATTTCAGTGCGCTTGGCATCCGGTAGATTGTCGATGCGCTTAATGCCGTCATCGAGAAAGCCAGTGCAATCCCAACAAGAACGGCTAGTGCGCTCGCCTGTTGCATAGCCCGGTGGCATGTCTGCCCCGACTTCAGCCAGATAGTCGAATATCTGCTTTTCCGTCCAGTTCTCGACCGGCATGATGTATTCAATGCCGTCGATGATCTGCCCGTTCTTGGAGGTTGATTTGCGGCGATCGTCCAACCGCTGACCCTTGATGATCTTGGTGCAACCCAAGTCCTTGATGCCCTGATAGAGCGGTATCCAGATGTTGATCGCGCAGCACTCAAGACACGATTGCATCGTCGGACCTGTATTGCCGGTGATGACCTTGCCAAGCGCCGTGTTCTCGACTGGTACAACGTCAACCGGCCATCCTCTTTCCGCGATGTTTGCAGGCTGGTCCGACTTCAGATGAACAAAGTGCGGCAACCTTTTGGACCATCGCTCCATGTAGTCGAGCATCTCAGGATAGGATGCCCCAGTGTCCAGCCAGACAACGTAAATGTCGTCCCACCTCTCCTTGTAGAGGTAGAGACATGCAAGACTATCCTTGCCGCCGCTGAACTGAAGCGCTGTGTCGATCATAGAGATGCCAGTGTCCCAAGGATGGAAACCGCAGACGATGCCGCACCCAGACCAGTCAGCAAGCCAGATCCGCTACCGCCTGAAGCAGTCTGCGTCTGAGTTCCGCCATACGGAGTTGCGCCCAAAGCAGTCAGAGGTATCTGAAGCTGCTGAAGCGGGAATTGCTGTGACTCAGCATAAGCCTGACGCGCCGCATCCAACTGCGCCTGCTGCTGCTGCTGAATGAGAGACTGCGCACCAAGAGCGCCAGTTGCCCCGGTGAGGAAGGCTTCCTGACCAGCGCCAGCCAAGCCGCCAAGCGCCTGCGCGCCTTGGATGCCAAGTCCAGCACCACTCAAGCCCGCAGCCTGATTGAGTTGCTGCGCCTGCAAGTTGCGAGCAATGTCGGCCTGCGCCGCCGCCTGCGCCTGCTGGTAGTTCTGCCCATAGAGGTTAGCCGCAAGCTGTCCGGCCTGCTGCTGCGCCGCAGCATTGACGACGCCTTCCTGAATGGCCTGCCGCGATCCACCAAACGCCTTGGCTCTGACCGCATCAGCGTAGGCCTGGTTCAGGTTTGTCTGGCGCTGCGTGTTTAGCGCCTCCAAAGAAGTGTCGATGACGTTCTTCGTATAGGGGTTCATGTAGGCTGACAGATCAGCATTGGCTAAATAGCCAGGCGTCACCTGCTGCGGCTGGTATTGCCCCGACTGCGCCGCCATCATCTGCGCCTGAGCAAACGCCGGTTGAGCCATTGCATAGTTGTTTGAAATCGCTCCAATCGCGCTCAACTGGCCGGGAGCCATGTTGGCGACGCGCTGGCCTTCGTATGGCCCCAGCATCGTGTTGGAGATGTCATAGGCCGCAGCAAGGTTCTTGCGGCCAGCCTCCTGAACCCATTCTGGGTATTCGGTCTTATTGACCTGCGTTGTCGTTCCACCGCCACCAGACATGCTGCTCTCCTAAATATCCAGCGTGTGAGCCACCCAACGCCTCTTCCAGCCTGGCGTTGCAACCTTTTCCCAGCCTAGTCTACCTGATCCAAGGATAAATTCACAGCCGTTAGCCCGCCCAAACTCCACCAACCTTGGCTGCATGTTCTTCAGCGTCTCAAGTTCCCCGGCGACCAGAACGATATTCAGGTATCGCTTTTGGGGCGCAACCCGAATTTCCGTAACAACAACCCCGTCATCGTCCGCAAACATCTGAAACGTGCCAGAATCCAATCCCGCAACCAGATCATCATAGCTGTGAGTGTCCAAACCATGCTTCAGAGCCTTTTTGATGCGCCTGACCAGTTCTGCTTTGTCCATCAGTAGCTCGGCGCTCCCGTCTGCCCAAGCGGGACAGATGTCGTCTGCAAGGTTCCGGTGTCGCTGACCGTCACCTTCCAGACCGTTCCATTCGATGCCTGCAACAGGATGCTTTCTACCGCCTCGTTCCTGACGACGTTCAGCAACTGTGCTTTTTCAATCGCGCTGAACGAGTAGCGGAAATACTCGCGGTCGTAACCAGCGGGTGGAGTTGGAAGGTTAAGCCTCATCGTCCACCCCCTGCCGTCATCTCAAGCCGCACTTCACCAATGCTCCATTCTGCGTCCTCAGTCGCCGCAATCTTGATCCTGAAGTCACGCCCGGTCACCCGCATGTCGGTGTAACCGTCCGACCGCGGATTGTACGGTCCAGACGTCGTCTCCGTTCCTTCAGGTGTAAACGATGAATAGACAGTCAACTGCGTCGAGTTGTAGCCATATCCACTATCCGTGATCGCCTGCTTAACATGGGAAATCATGTTCCCATTCTGAGCGTTGATCGAGCCGGTCTCCGCATATCTGCCTGTGGTGATCGGATCTCCAGCCGCCGTCCATCCGTCTTCGTGCTGGTAGAGGTTTCCTTCCTCATCAGACGCCAATGGATAGTTGATGACGGTTGTTCCACACGCAGCCGTGCGAGACATTTCCCCAATGCTCCACCAGTTCTCAGCATAGGAGAACATCAGGTACTTGTCTGGATTGGTTGATCCGTTGGACGGATACCAGAACCAGGCTTCAGGAAAAACGCCATTGTCCGATCCAAACGTCCAGAGATGCGATGTTTGAGGATCAAGGTCTTCAAACACAAACGATCCAACATCGCATTGCAATGGACGAACAGTGCCGCCGTCGTAGATCCAGAAGGCCTCATTGCCCATCCAGATGCAGCGACCAGCAGTCGTTGCAAATGCTTGCGGGGCGATCAATCCGCACCCAAAGCCGATACGCTCAATCTGGTAGATGTATGGAAGTCCAACATAGCGCATCAGCCATGCTTCGTTCTCCGTCCAGATCAGTGTTCCCTCGCGAACAGGGGCGCACATAACGATCTGGTTCTGAGTGTCGAGATCGAGATAGCCAGCTGTGTTTGTCGGATCATCGAAATTCCACTCTGTGTAGTCTTCAGCAGATGACCAAGCCACACGCCTAGAGTTTCCACCACAGCCAATCAAAACGCAATGGCGCTCAGTTGTGACGATGACGCCGCGATTGTTTGTTGGAACGGGATTTGTCGTCGTCACCGATCCGCCAGTTCCAATCGCAATTATTCCAGATGGAATAGCTATACCATTAGACGATCCAGATGCACTCCCAACAACAGACGCTGTTAATGTGGATGTGCTAAATGCGACAACCGTTGATCGCCCAACCGCAGAACCAATGCTCGATGATGTTGACGTTATATTAAACGTAAATGTTGTGTCACTTGGAACTGAAACAACCGTACATGTTCCATTAAATAGCGAGACACTGTTTCCGCTGATTACAACTGACTGACCAGGTATATAGCCATGATGATCTATAGTTGTAACAGTTGCTAAGCTGGCATCTCTAGTGATGGTTACAATTTCACTTGTGCCAACAGGACCAGCGATAACCTCTCCATGGTTCCAATGCAGCAGGCGCCCATCTGACGAGGCTACTGCCAGCAGATCGCCACCCCAGTTATCAAATGTCCAAGAGAACGACGGGATAAATGCCTGCGTCGGGGGACGAGGATAGGTCGGATCAGTGTCTAGACCGTAATAGGTGTATCCGTAGTTATACGCGCCATATCCACCATACGATCCAGAGCTTGCCGCCGTAAAACCAGAAGGCGTCCTGTCATCATAGGTTGAGCCGTTCAGGATGTAGAGTTTATCTTCGCATCCGATCGCCGTGTATGTCGCGCCATCTGCGCCAATCCAAGGAAAGAGCACACGGATAGTGGTGCTCAGAGGAGATGACGTCACACGCTGCCACCCGCCAACAGGAAGCAGCTTGCCAGACCGCCAGCGGATTAGATTGGCATCCCAATAACGCCCCTTCGTCTGGAGCGGTGTTGCCAGCTTCATCACGCCAGGAG